CCTGAGCAGTGGTCTGTTGACTACTTACTAGGTCAGAAAGAACTAGATCCTGTTGCTTTTGCTTTCCAGTATCAGCAGCAGCCCGTTATGACGTCCGACCTAGTTCTCTCGCCTGACCTTCTGGTTAAAGGTGATGTCGTTACCGAGTTCGATAGCTTGGCTGTCGGTATCGACTTGTCGGCGAGCAAAAACGAAACTTCTGACTACACTGCTTTTGTTCTTGGTGGAAGGTTAAAGGATAAGTACTATATTATTGACGCGCATCAGGTGCGTTCTATAGGTAACTTGGAGAAGATTGATCTGCTCTGCAAAATGCTCGTGGAGTGGGGGATTCTCCAGGAAGACAGCGATGGCAAGTACTTTCCAACGTATTCCACATGTACGCTGGTTGTTGAATCCGTGGCTTATCAAGCATCACTTGCTGCTGACCTTCGTCGGGTCATGTTAAATGAGTGGGGCTTAGGGAATCTTCATATTCACGAGGTTAAAGGCTTCCGTGGTGACAAGATCTCTCGATTTAGAGGCACACTCGGTCTTCTAGAAAACAAACGAGTTATCTTCAATCGTTACCGCAAGTTCGACGCTTTATTCGATCAGCTGATCAACATCGGCGCCACTTCGCACGATGACTTACTTGACGCCTATACACACTTAGTGTGCTTCTTGCAGCGTCGGGGCAATTTCGAGATGGAGTACTAATGAAGGACCTTACGTTTTTAGTTTTTGTCACCGCCCACGATCCGCTTTCAAAGTTCGACGAACTCCTCAAAACCCTGCGTGGGTACGAGGAGTTGCCTGGATCGAAGGATATTTTTATTTATATAGACGCTGAGCATGAATCTGATAAACCGGTTCTCGAAGAGTTGTTAGCGCCTAATGTATCGTTTAATGCCTTAAACGTTATTGTAGCTCCTGAGTCATATGAAGGCTATGCTTTAACTTGGGCACATAAAGGGTTGCTTCGCGAGGCTGTTAACGAGGCGTACTACGACTTTTATGTGTATACAGAGAACGATATGGTTTTTACAAGTGAGAACTTTATCTACTGGTTCCTGTACAAAGACAAGCTGAAAGCTCTAAACCTTGAGCCGGGTTTTTGTCGTTATGAGTCTTACGAGTCTAAGCTTGTTCCTTTCGACAATCACAGGATCTGGCAACTTAACAAGCCCACGCCTGACGTCTGGGGTGATCGACCGTATCGTGTTGAGTCTTATCTGACACCGTTAGACGAGTTTGTCAGTTTTGCTTCTTTAGGTAACCCCTATATGGGGATGATGATCCTCGATCAGGAGATGGCTGAGCAGTACGTATCCTCCCAGAGTTTCGACCCTATAAAAAGTTTTGAGCTTACCCAGTTTCGTTGCTGGCCGCTCGCTGACAGGAGTTCTATGGGACTTGCGTTTGAAAAGCTGTTGCCTGGGCAAGAGCATCGCCGGGTCGTTCCCATCGTGAAAACTCACGACAAAGTGCAGATCGCCCCTTGCGGTCTGGTTGAACACTGTGATACTAAGTACAGTAGAGAGCTTGAAAAGCAGTTAGGTTCTGTTTTAGATCTCACGGAAATGTTCGGTTATGCTTCCCTTTGATTCAGCAGGGCTAAAGAGTCTCGCGGGTCTTGGTTTGAAAGTACAGCAAGGTATGCAGGACTCAGTAAATCACCCGAGCCACTACACGCAAGGCGTCATAGAAACCATCGATTACATGGAGTCTTGTTTAACTCCTGAGGAGTTTTGTGGTGGCTGCAAGATGAATATACTGAAGTACGTGTCTCGAGAGAAGTTTAAAAACGGCACTGAGGACCTTAAGAAGGCACGGTGGTATTTAGATCGCCTTATTTCCTACTTGGAAAAGGATCCCACGGCGAGTTAAGATAGACGAAATAGTTCTCTTATATGGATATCCGCGCTTTTGGGTCGGTGTATGGACAAACGTCCTCACTCCCCTACGCAAGTGGTTTTGGTTGGGCTCCTGCTCTAGGCCGTAAAAACTTTGCTACCTGTCGAGCTATCTATATTGAGGAGAAGTCAGGTGGCGATAAAGGATACCTGACTGTCGAATTGTCTGATGCACCTGGGCAGCACCTCACGGCGATTAACTTAACTGGTAATGAGCTGGTCCCCATCGCGTGTACTGCTCTCATTAGCGGTACCGTTCAAGGCGTTTTTGTGTTGTACTAATGGACCCTTACACTCAGGCTGCTTTTGGTTTCGCTAAAGCGTACCAAATGAATATGCGAGCTGCTGATGAGCAGCGTCGCGCTAATCAGCCTTCAACGGATGCTTTTGCCGAGGGGTTGGACGACGAGGAGACGGACTACCGTTACTCACCGCAACCACAAGCACCTGCTTCTCCCACGGAGCAGTACACAGGTATGGAGACTGACGATGGAACGATTCTCGATCAGTCGAATGGTAATGCCTTAAAGAGAGCAAAACAAAAGGTTTCGAAATATCTGCAGGAGCAAGATTGAGCTAATATAGTGAGACCCTAAAAGGCTCACTGTGCTCCTAGATACGTTCGTTTACTTTAATGAGCGTGAGCTTCTTGAGCTCCGTATCCGGATGCTTGAGGATCACGTAGACGGGTTCCTTATTGCGGACGCAAATCGAACCCATGCGACTGGTGAGTTGAAGCCGTTTACCTGCTTAGACACCATCCGAGAGCTTGGACTCCCAGAAGAAAAGATTCAAGTTCTCCACGTCGAATTACCATCTTTCGAAGAAGCGCCCGATCCGTGGATCCGCGAGCGGGGTCAGCGAGATGCCTTAGGTGTCGGTCTGCATTTAATGGATGACGACGATATTTTTATTTGTTCAGACTGCGACGAGATCGCTAATCCAGATAAGTTGCCGGAAGTTATCGAAGCTGTTCGTAAGCACGAGGACAAAGTCGTTCGACTGAGCATGTCCATGCACTACGGCCGAGCTGATAGACAACTGGTTTCTCCAGACGGTGAACTTTTCGATTGGCGTTGCGGCGTGGTTAGCACGGTCGGTCAATTAAAAGATTTTGGTACTTTGTCTTCTATGCGCTCTAGTCAAAATAATTTCTATGTAGGCAAGCGAGACGCAGGGTATCACTTCTCATGGATGGGCGATTCTGATAGACGCCTTACGAAGTTGAAGTCGATTGCTGAAGCGTACATCTGGGATCGGCCAGAGGTGCAGAAGCTCTGTGAGGATTTTGAACCTGAAGAAGGCAATACAGACATGCTAGGACGTCAGGATCACTTAATTACCACGTACCCAATCGAGGATTTGCCCGAGGAAGCGGTTAAACTGGAAAGAGTTAAGAAGTATCTTCTTCCCGATGGCTAAAGGTATGCCAGCTGAGCTGCTTAAAAAATTCGCGGCTGATCGAGAAGCTAAAAAAGCCCCTAGTGGCGAGGAAACCCGTGGTTCCCGTGAAACCATGAAAAGGGCAAAAGCCAAAGCTAAAAAAGCTATGGATAGCACCTACCGCAAATGATCCTTTGAGGATCCCCTTACTCGTGCGTATAGATGTCCAGCTCGTCTGAAACTAGGAAGAGATTCACCGAGATCTTAGAGGCGTCGCGCACTCAGGATCGGAGCAACCAGTCATCGACCATGGTTGTTCTCAGTCATCTTCAGCAGATGACCCTTCTTATGATCAAGAAGGGTCTCGCTTTCTACTGCGATCAGGATACTTTTAAAAGTCGCACAAGATTTTTAGAAGACGTAATAGCTCTCAATAAATTAGATATTCGTTTTCCTGCGATTATTCGCAACTTTTTAATCGACGGCTGTGGGCTGTTTTACTTCAGGCCTGACCCCAAGCTCAAATACCAAATTTATTTTTTCAACAAGAATCAGTACCGTGTTTACCATGATGTAAACGGTAACGTAGAGGAAGTAATTATTGTTTATAGCTACAAAGTTAAGAACGCTAACTTAGGTCTACCTAGTAACAGCTACGGGCAGAATAAGCGCTACGTGCGCTTAACTATCACAGCGGATGAAATTAGTGAAGTCGAAACTGATACTGAGCTTAGTTTCGATTTAGAGCCCGGCGCAGTACTTACTCCGGCTAAGAAGCGCCCAAATACTCTTGGGTTTATCCCTGCTGTCGAAGTTTTAAATAAACCAAACGCCAGTGGGACCGAAGGCGAAGGGGAGTTTGACCCCTTTATGGAGCAGATCGTTTTACACGATCAACTGACACGAAATATTGCCAAAAATATTGAGTTTTTTGGCAATCCCACGCTGATTAGTTCACGTCCTCGGAGTGACCTGGTCGAAGCGAACGATTCTCAGAGCACATTCCGTCCCACCATCAGCAGTCAATCAGGTTTTGCTGGTGTCGATAGCCCTTCGACTCGTGTAAGCGAGCCGTTTGGGGCTGGGATGGGTTCTGGTCTTCGCGTTCCGCGCATTATCGCGAACGTGGAACCCTCTGACCGCGTGGGTTATATGACACCCGACCCCGTTAATGGGGACATGAACCGTTACACACTTCTTCTTCGCGAAGAAATTCGTACGGCTCTTGGCGGTGTTGACGAAATTTCTATCTCGGCAGGCGCAACAGCTACTGAGATTAAAGGTCTCATGGGTCGGGCTCAGGCCACGGCTCTTCGCAAGAACAAGAGTTTCTTGACATACGGCTTTAATCAGCTGCTGGAGATGATGATTTACCACCAGGAAACTATTTTTCGGGAGTCTTTCATCGCAGCCGCAGGCCTGAAAGAACCGAAGCCTCCTAAGGAGGAAACCGAAGAAAATCTGCAGAAGTACCAAGCAGCTTTGGCCAAATTTGAGGTCAAAGTTACTCAGGCTATGCAGCTTGCTCTTCAGGAAAACAAAGTACCTCCGGGTGTTGTAGGTCTTCCTGAAGACGGTGATCGTGATGTTACTTATAGGTATCAGGGTGATGTTTACGAGGATACGGCTTACGACATCAACCAAAAGTCTATTGTCGTTCGTAACTTGCAGGAACTCGGTGTGGACAGCATCGAGGCACTCAAGTTTCTTTTCCCGGAGAAAACTGATTCTGAGCGGGCCGAAATGCTGAAGGGTTTCCCCTTCCGCATGGTGCAGCAAACACAATCAGCAATGCAACAATTTCTGGTATTATTAAGCCAGATGTTGCAGTCTCCGCATCCTCTTGCGCCTAATCAGCCTCTTGCAGCTGATCCTAGACTGAATATCACTCCGCTCCTTTACAGGACATTCGACCACCTCGCGGAAGAACTAACTTACTCGG